CTTTATCAGCAGACGCTGAACTTTTTCTTAATTCCGCTAATAATACTCAAATTAATGCTTCTTCTTCTTTTACAGCAGTTGCTAATGATAATATTAGTTTGACAGCAACAAATGACGCTATGACTTTATCAGCAGATGATGATATTACTCTTATTTCTGTATCAAAAGGTATATTAATAAATGGAGGAACTGGGGATGCTGGTAATAATGATATTACTCTAACAACTCAAAACGCAACATTACAAGGACAGATTATTCTTCAAAGTGGAGGTGATATTCAATTGAATGCTCCAAATGGTGCGGTTATAAGTATGAATAGTGCTGACAATACTCAAATAAGTTGCGGTGAGAATTTATTCGTTAATACCAACCCTATAACTGGTGTAGTTAGTTTTACAACTGGTGATTTAGCAAATACTGGTGTTGTTAGGTGGAACTCTTATCCTATGGGTATAACATTTTTTAATAAATGGAATGGTGGGTTTGGTTATAATAATGCTGGAAATTGGGAAATGGTTAAACAAAATACTATAACATTTCCTACTCAATTTTTATATGGAACTTGGGCGGTTAGTTTTAGTATTAATTGTTCTAGTGTAGGGTCTGCTCCAGCAGATAAGCGACTTGCTATGTATTTTAATTTTATAGACGGAAATAGTAATCAGTTTGACGGATTTTCTTATAATCAAAATTTTCCATTTGCTAATTGGTTTAATTCTTCTACTTATACAAATACTTCTCAAACCCCTCTATCTATTACTTATACCGATTATTTTGATTTTACTGGTGCGATAAATCCATTACAATTACAAATAAATTGGTTTGCTGACAACGCTCAAAATCAAAATGATTTTTTCGTATCCACTACTTTTACTCTTATGACTTTAATATCTTAATAATATTATGTTAAGTGAGGTTTTTTATGTTGGACTTTATACTGCTGGTATTGCTTTTCTTTTAGCATTATCAAGACAATTATATAAGAGCAAATGTCAAAGTTGTAAGTGTTGGGGATTTGAATTGGTTAGAGATACAGAAGCAGAAGAGAAAATAGATGAGTTAGAGTTAGAACGACATCCTGAAGAAAAGAAATCTAATAATAATGTATGAAAATAATTAAAATTGAAAAATCAAATCGACTAACAAAGAGATTTAAGGCATATTTTGATGATGGTAAAGAAATAAATTTTGGTCAAGAATTTTCTGATGGTACTCATCCTCAAACTTATATAGACGGAGCTTCAAAAGAAAAAAGAGATTCTTATATAAAACGACATATTGCTAATAAAATAGAATATGAATTAATTACAAATTTAATTCCATCTCCTAGTCTTCTGTCAATATATATATTATGGTATTCACCAGATATAAATTATAATATTGAATATCTTAATTCGTTATTCAAACTGAAATATAATATTAAGAAATAATAAATGAGAAACCATATTCCAAAAGTAAAAAAGATTAAAATTATTAAAGAAGATGAAGAAGATAATGATTATGATAAAATAATTCTTATTAAATCAGAGCATCCAACTTTTAGTCATGAAGTCTATAGACATATTGATGGCCGGTTTATAGGCTATACAGGGAATAAGAAATCGACAGAAGATAATAAGTAAAATATAATAATAATAAATATCTTATTATTATATGAGTGAAGGCTATCTACCAGATAAAAGATTACAATTAGATTTTCAAAGAGCAGTAGATCTATTACCAAAATTTATAACTGATGATGATATTCGTAGATACCTAGGTCCTACTTTTCCAATCTTTAAATATTCAGAACTAGATGATATTCAACATATAAGTCATATTCTTCCTGAAGATAAATGTTGTTGTATAATTTTAGTAGAAAGCACCTATAATACAGGTCACTTTGTAGCACTTGCTAGGAAAGGTGATGTAATAATTCAATTTGATTCTTATGGTGTTAGTATAGATCATGAATTAAATTATGTTACAAAGATGATGCAAAGAATTTTAGGAGCAGAAAAGAATGCTTTAAAAGATTTAATTAAAAATAGTGGAATGAAAACAATTTACAATAAGACCAAATATCAATCTACTAAAGAAATATATGGAGTAGATTCTTCAATATGCGGACGAGCATGTATAGTATTCTGTCAATTATTCAAATTAGGATATACTTTAGAAGAAATGAAAATATTAATAGATAATAAAAGAGATCATTATGAAATGATATTTATGATAGAATTTCCAATTGATCTTACTTTTTGCTTTTTGATTCCATAAATTATTATCTTTAGAATAATATAATGTCGGCACAATCATTGGTATCTTCTTCTCAATATCCTATTATTGAAACTGGTTCTTTTACTACTACAGCAAACGTATCTGGATCGATTGCTTTTAGAAAACCTTTTCCGACTGGAACTTTTCCAGCCATATCTTTACAGAATATTAATGGTAGTGTATGGGATCAAATTACTCTAGCGTGTACAGTTAGTAATACTGGATTTACGTGGACACAATATGGTGCGGTTGCTGCTGAAATATTTAGCGTAAGTTATATAGCAATATTAGTTCCAAATACTACGCCATAATCGCACTTTGTCTATTCAAACAAAGTTAGTTTATGACCATAACATCGTAACGATTACAATTTGGATTGTAATAGTTAGATTATGATTGTTAAGAGCGTAAAACGACAGAAGATAAAGATCATGAGAGCAATATCAATCACAATTCGCACATTTTTCACGCATAATCCAACTTTGTCCAATGGATCAATTAAAGATCTTTAATTGAGACCTATATCAATTTCATTTTATGACTGAAATATCATCATGTATTATTATTTTCTGTCAAATATGCTCTCGCCAATCATAATCTAACTATTACAATCCAAATTGTAATCGTTACGATGTTATGGTCATAAACTAACTTTGTTCATCACGACAATGTTCGCCGACTTATACTGGTGTCAAATTTATATAATATAAAGTTCCATTTATATTAACTCTTAATTGTTCAGTTGAAGCAACCGTAGTATTTAAATATATAACCGCATTTGTAGTATAACCAGGATCTCCTCCTTGATTTACTAGTTGAATATCATTAACAATCAAATTATTTGGAGATGGTATTGTTACATCACCATTAAAAGTTATTTGACCAGATGTTAATTCAGATAAACTAGTTGATAATGATAAAACATTTTGATAACCAGATGGCACTGAATCTTGTGCTGTGAATATAATAGTAGAGTTTTCTCCTGAAGCTTCAATTGTATATGTTTCAGAAATATTATTTTGATTTCCTAGAAAGATATTATTTCCAGGAATAAATAATTCATCATCACCATTTAATCTACCTAGAACAATTTGATTATCTGATCCTACTTCTACTGGTTCTGAATTTGCTCCAATAAGAGTTAAAAAGTTATAAGAATAATTGTCTGCATTGTTTTGTGTAGCAGAATTACCCAAATAAGTATTATTTGAACTTAATCCAAAATCATTTTCTCCCGCACTAAAACCTACAGCTGTATTATAACTACCATTGCTATCTAATAAAGTAAAACAACCAATTGCTGAATTGGATTCTCCAGTTGTTAAAGTAGTAGAACTTTGATATCCAAATAAACTATTTCCGTCTCCGATTAATTGTGGTGCAACATTAGAACCAAATAAACTATTATATGATACAGTATTAAAATCTATATTAACATTTTTTCCTATTAAAGTATTATAATTATTGTATTGTCCTGCAGTTTCTACGCTTGATTGAACAAATTGTGTATTTGCTACCTTGGCGGAATTATTACCTAATGATTGAGTAGCGCATGTTATATTAGCAGCTTGAAAATTATTAGTTGAAGTATTTGTGTATGTATTAATTGTTGTAGTTGAAACATTACCACCTCCACCTCCTGCTGTTGTTTGTTGTGAACCATTTGGAAATTGTATATAACCATTTTTAAGAATAATATTTCCATTAAATTCAGAATTTGCTAAATTAGCAAATGATTGACTTGACATTATATTATAAGATATTATTTTTAAAGAAATCTAATTTCTGGCAACTTCTGTCCTTTATTCCTAGATCCTCCTGAAATATATCCTCCTTGAAGTTCTTCTTCATCAGTCAATAATTTTCTACCTTTTTTTAATTTAATATTTAAAGGAGAATAAGAATCAATTGCTTGACCTAATAATGAAAGTCCTTCATTAAGTGTCTCAATAAAATTTTCTGTTGGATTATCACCAATTCCATTATTTTGCATCTCAACTCCTAGATCACTTACTTTTATTAATAAATCTTTTATAATTTGATTTTGTTGAGAACTAAAATAATTATATAATGGATAAATACTTAATTCAAATGAATGAAGAAATTCTTGAACAAGAGGTGCGTAATCAATTGATAGTTTATTTCCTATTTCTTTATAATCAGGTATTGCGTAACCAAATTGATCTATAACTGTAGGTGCATTGATTATAACCTTAAATGCGTTAAACATTTGTTTTAAAAATAATGTAATCTTTGAAAAGTATTCATTCATTTGAGATTGTGTTGGTTGAATATTTGACTGAATATCTCCTACTCTTGTATACTGATCAACTGAAGATTTAAATATTTTCTTCTTGGCCGCATTTAACAGATTAGCATCAAGATCTGGATAACTACTCCAAAGTAATGGCATTATATATTTAGTAGAGATTATTTTCCTTAATATATTTACTAGCAACTGGAAGACTAACTCCATGCTGATTCATTATCTGTCTAACTAGTTCATGTCTTGAACCAGACTGAACTCTTTTTCCACCTTTCTTATTATGAGAAACACTTTGAAGAGAATGAACTGGAATTTTCTTCTTGCGACCTAAACCAATTTTACGATTAGCATATTTTCCTAGTTGATTTCCTGCAACTGAACCCAAAGTTGAACCCAAAGCTGTTCCAAACCCTGGACCTCCAACTGCTGTTCCTAAAGTTGCTCCAGCTACATCTCCTGCTAAACTACCAATTGTTGGTAATACTTGTCTAGCGAACATTTTAAATTCTGGACTTGATTTTTGATAATCTGTCTTTATTTCATTTCCTACTTGCTTTGCTCCAGAAGTAATTTCACTTCCTACTTTTTTAGCGCCAGAAGTAATTTGACTACCTAGTTTTTTAGCACCTCTAGAAATAGATCTTCCAATATCTTTCAAACTAGGAAGTTTACCTCCTGAATAGGGTCTTGGCAAAGATTTAACATAATGACCACCAACATCATGGTACATAGATGATTTCTTCGTAGTGTAGTCGAGTTCACCAGGCATCGTCAATGACATCATATCCTTTTTAGATCTTCTTTTACCTCCTTGTTTAGGAGTATAAGTTGAAGGATTTCTTCCCATAGGAAGACGACCCATAGGCATAATAGTAGGATAAACATGGTTCACTGGACTAATAGTTAGAGCAGGATGAGCAGGTCGACCTCGTCTCATTACTCCTGCTGAAATAGCGTATGACTCTGGATAATTAAGAGGATACTGAGTTCCAGAAATACCAGGAGTAATATAATCTTTCTTTCGTGATCCACCTCGAAGACCAGAGTAATCCCCAATCAAAGGAGTATATTGATTATCAATTGCGAAACGAGTATCCAATTCAATTAATTTTTGATTAATCATACGTGTATAAGCGTCAGTTCCAATTGATCCAGATCCGGCCATTATATTTATTGAGAAGATAATAATTTTAATTTGAGGCGATGATATCTTTCTAAATTATACTTTTTGATTCTTTCTTTTTTAATAGGATCTTGATAATAAGAATTTTGTCTAGATAATTCTTTATCTTTATTCTTAATATATCGTTCTGCTCTTTTCTTGAGAATTTTTATTTTATTATTTTCATAATATTTCTTAATCTCTTCTTCTGTCCTAAATGGAATATTTTTATTTATACAATTTAATTCTTTTTCAATATATTCTCTTTCTTTACTATATTGATTTTTCAATTCGTCTAAAGTATTTATTTCAAATTCTTCTAAAATAATTACTTGATAGTCTTCATTTTTTAATATTTCAACAGATTTAGTTATTTTATTATTATTTTTGAAATTAGATTTATGTTCACTAATTCTATTATTTAAATTTCTCTTTGTTGATCCTATATAGCAATTATTCGTCTTATTACATAATAATTTATAAATAATAATCTTCATTTATTTATAAATATAAAATAAAATAATTATAGAAACGTAAAATTTATCGAATTAGTTTATGAAGTTTAGATTTCTTGTGATACATTGCACCACCAGCAATTGCTCCAGAATAACCTGCTCCAGAGACACCTGAAACATATCCTGCTCCAGACATCTTCTTCATGTGTTGAGCAACATACTTTGGATGTCTTGCGATACCTCTATGAAGCATCTTACCACCAACCAGTCTTTCATCGGCAACTCTAGAAATAGCAGGAGTATCTTTCTGTTCTTGAGTAGAAAGCGTAAGTTCCTTGGTAAGAATTCCAGTAAAAGTTGTAGATGTACCTTGTTCCGTAACAAAGATTCCAGAGTTAGCAGTCAAAATAACCAATTCTGGTGTGACAGCCGCCGTATAGTAAGAAGTCATGTTCAAAGTAATCTGGAATTGGAAGTTACCCAAATTTCCTGCGACTAGGTAGGAAGGAAGTGAAAGACTAGCTGCGTCAATAACAAGAATTGATCCAGTCGTGTATGTAATCGCACCTTCACCATCAACCGAGTTTCTCAAAGCAGTTCCTCTCCATTCATCATAATTCATATTTAGACCCGCCTTTCTCGACATATTCCAAAGTTGATTCTGACTAAAAGAAGAAAGAAGACCAGAAGCGTTATTGAAGTTAACTGAAACATTATTGATAGTAAGAAATGAAGCCGAATCAAGAACCGTTTGCTGACTCATTGGAATTCTTGCGTAAACAATGAAGTAGTCAGGAATCTGATTAATCTGGATCGTGTTAGAAGTAAATTGAGCAGGAACACCTTGGTTAAAAGTAACTGAACCATTTGTGTTGGAAATGTATCGAGCGTAATCGTAGTAAGGGCAAACATTTTTAGAAGCAACCAACTGGGTAGGTTGAGTAGAAAGAAACTCAAACTGCATGTTGACATTCTGAAAAGGATTGTTAGAATTAAATCCTGCCCAACCAAGAGAAACACTATAAGGACCACCATATTCAAATGCCGAAGACCAAACTCTCTTACATGAATTATCAATTGTAAAATTAAATGACATGTTATTGATACCAACCAGACCTTGAGCATTATATTCAGGATCGCACCACGTAAATGGCGAAAGCGTAAGAAGAGGTTCAATAGTTTGGAAAGTAATTGGGATAGTCCACCAATCATCAGGATCAGTTGAAACCAAAGAATTGTCAGTTCCACCTCCTGTAATGTGATGAACAATAGGAAATGAAGCATTAGGAGCAACTAGGACAGGAAAAGCACCTCTAGGAATTTGATCAACATCATAAGAAGCTGTGTTGTAACTTGCTAAAGGATTATTGTTCGCAAGCACTGCATCTTGATAATTCAAAT